TACTTCAGTCATAGCATCCCAGACAGAATCCTTTTCCCATAATCCTCCGCTTTCGAATTCTGTCATCCACTCCCGCATGATTTGCATGCGTGCGCCGCGTTGAGTGCAGCACTTCGCAAGCCGCTCGTTTTCTTCCTCAAGCTCCCGGATGCGCTTGTCTGATGCATCGCCGTTGACCCACTCGCCTTCTTTGTCCGGCTCCATGCGGCAGATTAGCTCGGGACTATATCGTTCAAGGTCACTCATCTCATTTCCCCCATGTCATAGCCGACGATCTCGGGGTACTTGCCCCTGGTGTCGACCCGGATCCGCTCAGGCTTTACGAGCTCATGCGAGCGCAGCAGGGCATTGGTGGTCGACGTTGGTGTCGGCATCAATCCGCCGAGCTTGATCCACAACGACCTGGCGGCGGTCGCCGCGTAGCCACTGTGATCGAATGCCAGCCACTTGCTGGCGCGCTGCATGCCATTCGAGTACGCGAAGTTCAGGCGCATCGAGTCGGGCTTGCCGGCCTTCCTGTGCCGCGAAGCAGCCATTGAATCGACCTCGACCCAGGTGGTGGTGCTGATCGGGTCAGCAATGATCCTGAGCGTGCTCGCCGAGGCATTCGGCTGTGGCCGATCCTGCACTGGCCACTCATAGCCGCAGGCGGGGCAGGTCATCGTCGACAGATGCACGATCTCGTCGCACTCCGGGCAGGCCTTGGTCGGCGCTGCGCCCTCCTCATGATTGACGATGTGCGGCTCAACCCGGTTGACCGGGCCGTGCCTGGCGACGTTGCCGGCGAAGTCGAGCACCAGGCAGTCCTCTTTCCCCGGGGCGATGCGCATCCCGCGGCCCATCATCTGCACGTACAGCACGGTCGACATCGTCGGCCGCAGCAGGGCCATCAGGTCGGTCATCGGGGCATCGAAGCCCGTGGTCAGGACGTTGGCGTTGGTCAGGGCCCGCAGGCGGCCGGCGCGGAAATCGTCGATTAGCTCGGCACGGGTGGCCTTGGGCGTCTTGCCGGTGATGCAGCCCGCGGTGATCCCCCTGGCGGTCAGCGCCTGGGCAACCGCTTCAGCGTGCTCGACGCCGGTACAGAACAGCAGCCAGTGCTTGCGGTGCTGCCTGGCGGCGAAGGACTCGACCTCGTCGAGGATGCGCTCGGTCAGCTGGTCATCGTTGACCCGCTCCTCGAGCTCCGAATGAACGAAGTCGCCGGCGCGAACCGTGATGCCATCGACGTTGATGACCGACTCGGTGCGCTTCGGGTGCAGCATCGAGAGGTAGCCCAGGTCGAGCAGCTGGTCGATGGTCACCCGGTGCGCAATGTCAGTGAAGATCCGGTTGTGTCCGTGCGTCAGCGGCCCGTGCCCTGTGCGGTACGGTGTGGCCGTAAAGCCGATGACCTTTAGGGCAGGGTTGGTCTGGGTGAGATCGTCCAGGAAACGGCGGTACATGCCCTCTGGGTCATGGTTTACCAGATGGCACTCGTCGATGATCACCAGGTCCACGTGGCCGACGTCGTTGGCCTTGCGCCAGATCGACTGGATCCCGGCGTAGACGATCGGCTTCGAGTGGTCGTAGCTGCCCAGGCCGGCCGAGTAAATGCTGACAGGTGGGTGGCCGTCCCAGGCCAGCACCAGCTTCTCGTGGTTCTGCTCGATCAGCTCCTTCACATGCGTCAGCATCAGGATCTTCTGGTCGGGCCACTCGGCCAACACGCTCTTAATGAACTCGGCGATGATCCAGCTCTTACCGCCGCCGGTCGGCACCTCGATGATCGGGTTGCCATCGAGCTCTTCGAAGTATTCATAGATCGCGTCATGTGCCGCCTGCTGGTACTCGCGGAGCGAATTCGTAGCATTCGAGCTTGACCCAGGGGTAGAGGGTGATCCCTCGCCAGACGAGCTTGTGGCGCTCGTGTTCGATCTGCGTTGATCCAACCCTTGCATGACTCGCGGTTGCGTCGGCCCCACAGGATCCAGCTCCACCTCGTGGGTTATATCGACTGGGCTTGAAATGTCGGCAGGCGCCGCATCGCGCCACCAGTCGATCGTCGAGTTGTCCAGGTCGTCTTTCATCATTGGGCTCCTTTATTAGTTCTGGTCTCGCGCCGAAGGCTTTCCCAGCGCCTCTACAAACGGGTCTACGATGAACTTCACATCAGCTACTTTCATGCCGCCAATCTCGCGACTCTTGATGTGATGCTCCTCGGTCCCTCCGTTTACAAAATTCGCCAGGTCATCTACTCGATATGTGCACCAGTCCTGGATATCGCCGTCATCAGCATCGACAACATCGAGCGGCACCAGGGCGGGGATAAATACGTGGAAGTCGCAGCCGGTGAGCTGGGCCTGCATGTCAGGTATCTCGCAACCCCACCTGGCACAGTTCCAGGTGCCGTTGTCCATCGGGGTCGAGTGGATGCAGGTCCGGCACGTGGCCAGCGGCATGGTCTTGCCGTAGCACACGGCGTTGTAGTCGCACATCCGGCACTTGTAGAAGGTCTCGTCCTGGGCGATGCGCGGCAGTCCCTCCGGCGTCGGCTCGTTGATGATCGTCTCGGCCTTCTTGATGAGTGCCTTGGCATCTTCGGCGTGATAGTCGGTCCGCAGGCTGATCGTCTTGCGACCACCTGGCGTTGAGATCGTCATGTAGTGGCGCTTCAACTTGAAGGCTTTCATGTAGACCTGGGCCTGGCCGTAGTAGGTCGGACTCCAGGCCTTCAGCGCCTTCTTCTCACCGTGCTCCTTGATGGCCTTCTCGACCTCCTTCAGGCGTCGATCGGCAACCTGCTTGTGCTCCCATACATGCCGGGTCTTCGGGGCCTGCAGCAGGCCCAGGATCTTACCGTCGGCGTGTCCGCGGAAGTGGCCTCCGACGTCCTCGAGGGCGAACTGCTCGCCGGTATTCGGATCCCGGACCTCGAGCACCAGGCCGGGCACGCGCTGCAGCCTGGCCGCCATCAGCTCCTCGCCGATGTGGCCATCCTCGAATCGCTTGAGTGTCTCGGCGTCGAAGTTGCGCGCGGCCACCTTGCGGAAGTCGAACCATAGTTTGCGCCAGCACTCGTCGCCGATACTCGATGCGCCCAGGTACCCTCTGGGCGGCTTGGCGTTCTCGAACTCCTCGAGGGCGGCGTCTGCCGCCTCGAGGGTCGGGTCGCCTTTCGGTACTTGAAAGGACAGCCCCATGGCTCAGCGCCCCTGGGTCCAGGCGGGCGCACCAGCGGAGGCTGGCGGCGCGGCGGCAGGCTGAGCGGCTTGTGCCGGCTGCTGTGGCCGCGGCTGCTGAAGCGCCGGGATTTCCGGCTCGAGGTAGGCCTGGACCTTGTTCTTGTCCGGGTACTGCGGATCCTTGTTCTTCTCCACCCCGATGCGGATGGTGATCGGGCGGTTCACCAGCTCCTGCGGATCCCTGAACCCGGCAATGCCGATCGACTTGCAGATCGATGTCATGCGACGGTTGGCGCTCTCGATCATCTTGTCATGGCTCTGGTGCCCCTGGACCGGCCAGAAGAACAAGCGGTCCCAGACCTTGCGGCCGGCGTACTGCGGACCGGTGATGACCAGGGTGAGCTCGAGCCAGGCGTTGCCGGTGTTCTGCGAATCCTTGCGCTGCTGCGCCTCGATGACGGCCTGGTAGGTGCCGTTCGGGATCAGGTCAAAGCTGTCGGATTCGGGCTGGTGCTGGTTTGCGTCGAATGAAAACATGGTTGTGCCTCCTTAGGCGTCGTTAAGAATCTTGCTGGTAATGGTCGCCAGGTTCGGCGGCTCATAAGGGTCGAGGCGGCCGGATCGATCCTTGGCCTCGTATTGGTGGTCCCTGGCGGTCTGCAGGAACCGGGCGATCGCTCCATCCTGGGACGGGTCCGGCTCGGCGCGCATGGCCATCACCAGGTCGAACCAGTACGGAAGCTGCTGGCCCAACTTGTTGCCTGGCATGCTGGGTACGAACATCAGGCTGCCGCTGTACTCGTCCTTGATGCGCTCGAGCTTGGCGGTCATCAGCACGTGGTAGCCGGGCAGGTCGCGGAACGTGCGCACCAGGTTGCCGACCTGATCCATCGTCTGGCCGTAGGCCTGGCGGGGGTCAGAGGCACGCTTCTTATCATTGGCCAGGAGCACCTCGCCAATCTCCGACAGCGAGTCGATGCAGATCTGCTCGAACTCGGTGCCGGCCATCAGCATGTTGACGATCTCCTCGATGTCCTCGACCGTCTTCACCTCGACCACCTGGATGTGCTCCGGTGCGTTAACCAGGGAGAGCAGGCCGCCCTCGGCACTGATCACCAGGGTGGGCCGGTCACTGGTTGCGCACAGCACGGTCTTGCCGGAGCCGGCCGCGCCGTACACCAGGGCGCGGATGCCCCGGTTCTTTACCGCCTCGTGCGGCTTCATGATCTTGATTGCCATCAGTCAATCTCCTCGACTTTGATGCCGGTCTTGCCCGGCGTGGTAACGATGGCCGGCAGAATGTCGTCGAAGATCTCCGGATCATTGAGCTCGAGGTGCTTGAACATCTTCGCGTCGAGTTCGTACTTGGTCCGGAACACCTTGTTGAACATCGAGCGACCGATCTTCTTGCGCACGGCGGACACCTGGTCGACCAGCACCTTGCGGTACTGGCGGGCCGTGGTGGTGACCTTGAAGTGCGGTGTCAGGGTGGTGATGCTGCCGGCGTCCTTGACCGGCATAACATCGGTGAGCTGCTGCTCGATATGCTTCATGCGGCTATCGAGCATGTCGCGCTGGTGCTTTAGCCGCAGGTACTCGGAGGCCAGGTCGTCGGCAATGTTGATGTCGATGCTCATTTCGAATCTCCGCTGACTGAAGGCGACCAGGCCGGCTCGTCCGGCGGGAAGTAGCCGTTCGTAATCATGTGCTGCTCGAGCCTGGCGACCGCCCGCTGAAGGGCGATGACCGCCTGCCGCTGATCCTTAACCTCGGCGTCTATGACCTCGAGCTCGGTCTGCACATCAGAGACCTTCAGCTTGGGGTGTGTGCCGGACAGGCGCTTGAACGCATAGGGCACGCCCTGCGCTGCGCAGGCCTCCTTGATGTGGTAGGACTGGATCTCGATGTTTTCGGACTTGCCGGCCTTTACCAGCATGGCCTTGATCTCCGCGCCCTGCTCCGGAAGTGTCATGTTGGGCATGCGCGCCTGGTTGTCCCGGACCCAGTTGCCGATCATTATCCAGTCGGTATTGGCTACGGTTTTCTCTACGGACTTTCGGTTGCTTGGCATTTCAGTTCTCCGTTGAATGTTGAAAAGTGGCCGCTTACGGCGGCCAGTCGGTCAGCGCCTGGCAATGACATTGCTGTCACGAGGTATGGCTCTTGGAGACCACGCCATCGCTGACTGCGGGTGTTACTAGCGCCACCTCCCGCTGGGCTGCTTGATGCTGGCCACGCGAACGTCTTCGTTCATGACCAGGTTCGAGTAGAGGCTGCGCATCTTCTGCTCGGCCTCCTCGAACGTGTCCCAGAGATACGGCTTGCGACGCTGCGAGCTCCTTACCAGGGCCCACTCGTCGCAGCCGTCTTTGGCGTTGCGGATCCTGACCTCGATGCCGTACTTCACGCTACCGGCCTCTTCAGGAACGCGCGCGCCCCCTTGGTGATACCCAGGCTGGCGCCGGCCTGGCGGAACTTGCGCACCGCCTTCTTGACCGGGTAGTCGTAGTCCTCCATGTAGCGGGCCTCGGACAGCGGCACCTTCTTCAAGGTGACGCCGGTCCCGTAGCCGATGGTGCAGACAGAGATCTTCTTCCGCCCCTCTTCAACCAGCGCGCAGTACACGCCCTGGTCGGTTCCGTATCTAACGAGTTTCATCGTTGGTCTCCTCTTGGAGTTGGCTGATCATTACGCGCTGAGCATCGAGCAGCTCTCGAGCGAATTTGCTCGTCAGCGCGGCTGACTTGAGGTCGGTGTTCATGAAGGCCTGCGCGCTATCGAATGCCGATATCTGCGCCGGCCCCAGGTCGGGGTGATCGGGGTGGTAGACCACCACAAATGAATTGTCGGTGAATGAAAAAAACTGTAACTCGCCATCCTTCCATTCAGCGGTGGTTTTCATGTGGTAGGCAAACTCATCGAACACCTCATCGATGTCGCCGACATCACAAACGCCAATAGCGTTGGTCATTGCTTTGGCGAGTTTCATTGCTGGTCTCCTTGGAAGCCGGCGGCTCCCAGGTAGTGGGCATCGAGCAGATCGACAAGGCGATCACAGGTGCCCCTGGTGCATTCAAGCCTGGCGGCGCGCTTGGCCAGGCTCAGGTACCGCACAGCGGTCCAGGCCTGGTCGCGGTTGCGCACGCTCTTGACGACGCGCGCAGCCTTGGCGACCAGGTGCTGGTCCCAGGCGATGTCCAGGCGGACCCTGGCGGGAAGTGAGTAGGGGAGCTTCATACCGGTCCCTCCTCGATCGTCACGGTCTGGTACGAGCGAATACCGTAGGCGGACTCGGTACGAGTGCGGAACCCGTTGCGGACCCAGCCGTTGAACCGGCGACTGCGCCTGGCATCCTTCACCAGCTCGCGCACGCTGCGCTTCTCCGGGTAGCTGACGCGGCTCTTCACTTCGTACTGTCCGCGCAGCACCTTGTAGAAAGGGGCCAATGGGGTGCCCAGGTTGACGCTCTCGTCGACCTTTTCCCAGAACGTGGTGACAATCAATCGTCGCATGATTCATCCTCCAATTCAGGTATCGCGTTATCGAGCAGCGCGTCCAAGGTGTTGGCCAGGTCGCGTCGACGATCTCCGGTCATCGGCTTGTCGTCGTACAGTGCAAGCATCACGCGTTGCAGGCTATGCATGACTTCCGGCTCGATGATGAAGTGCCTGACCTGGCGCTCCTGGCCGCGGACCAGCAAAGTAAAGCCGGCCATCAGGCCGCGGCCTTGGTCTTGGCTGCGACGCGCAGCGAGGTGACCTGGCGGTCCTTGGTGTAGGCCCGGATCAGCTGACGGGACGGCTTGAGGTAGGCGGCGACGCCTTTCCAGTCGGTCAGGCTGCGCACCTGGCGCACGATGGCGACGCGGAACAGGTCGCCCTCGACGACGCTGACGGTCTCATCGACCCCCTTGATGGTGGTCTCGAGCTCGCGGGCCTCGGACTGGAGCCGATCGATCTCGGCGCGAAGGTGGCCCAGGCGGTCGGCCGCGCGGGCAAGCGGAAGGGTAGTGGCATTCATGGCTTTTCTCCTGTTGGGGTAGCGGCCGTCTGGCTGCTGTTCACTGAATCCCCAACGACAGTATACACGAAAGGTGGGGCCGTGAAGCCCCAATTTGGGTCAGACTTCGGCCAGGAACTCCCTGGCCAGCTTGATCGCCCCGCTCAGGGTTTTGGACGAGGCGACCTGGTTGCCGTAAGCACGCTCGACCAGGAACGGCCGCTTGCGCTCGACGTAGGTCCAGCGGCTGGTGGCCCGGGTCGCGTCGTAGCGGATCCAGAGGCCGTGCTTCTTGAACTCCTTGTCGTGGCAGACGCTGGTCCACTCGCGGACCATGTCGTGGTCGACCTCGATGGGATCCTGGCCGTGAGTGTAGTTGTCGAAATAGATCATGGTGTGTCTCCAGCTGTTCTATCTTTGTTGTCAGGGACCAGTTCGTAGCCGCGCTTCTCGAGCCAGGCACGCATGGCACCGACCTCTTCGGCGGTCCACTTGCGCAACTTGATAACCGGGTCGGTGACCATCCCCGTTCCCAGGTAGTGCCTGACAAAAGCAAACTGGTCCGAGGCCCATTGCTTGTTGACGGCCTTATCCTTTCTCCACTCAAGAAGGCGCGCATCGTCCTGGCCGGCTTCCAGCTTGCGGCAAAACTCTGTCCTGGCGGCGCGGTTCCTTTTCGCTACATCTGAAATGGTGGCTCGAATTCTCTTTGGCAGACGCTTGTCGCCGTAATACATATCCCAGTCGAACAGCACAGTGGTGATCAGGAAGCCACTGAGCGAGTAGCGGCTCATCTTGCGGGCTTTGGCGCGGTGCTCGTAGTCGTAGAAGGCGAACACACTGTCGGTCACATTCTTCTCCCGGATCCGGTTGTCGAATCCGGTAGAGTGGCCGGTGGTTTTTCGATGTCTCATTGCGTGACTCCAGGTTGGTGGCCGTCCCTGGCCGTGGTTGTCAGACGAGGCTGCGCAGAATCCGCAGCGCCTCGCGCTTAGTCGGCACCAGCATGTAGTCCGGGTAGCTCGCGGCGAATGGGTTCTTGCTGGTATCGCGTGCTCGCGGGTCGGTCCAGCAGAACCCGGTAGCCTTCAGCAGCCAGCCACGGTGCCGTCCCTTGTTGCGAGCCGTAGCCAGCACAAACGGGAACCCCTTACCGCTGCGCAGCCGCTTCTCGTCCATGACGACAATGGCTCGCGGGCTGTAGTCGTAAAGTGCTGGCATCGTCTCTCTCCAGGTTGGTGGCCGTCCGTGGCCAGGGTTGATCAGGCAGCGAGCGCCAGCGTGTCGATGATCGTCGAACGGGCGATCTGCGTCCGCTGGGACACGGTGTCCATGTTGACCGTCTGCCCGGTGGGCTTCAG